AAGAACCTAATATTCGTTCAGCACAACAACCAGCAGGATATAGATTACCTGTATCTGCTCAAGAACCTAACATTAGAAACAATCAACAACCAAATATAAGAAACGCACAATCTCCTTATATTGCAAACGCACAAGAACCAAACATTAGGTCTGCTCAAGAACCAAATATCAGAGATGCTCAGTCACCAAGTAATGCACAACAACCTAACATTAGGTCAGCACAAGAACCAAATATTAGAGATGCAAGACAACCAGTTAATAATCAACAACCAAATATTAGGTCTGCTCAAGAACCAAATATTAGAGATGCAAGACAACCACTCAATAATCAAGAACCTAATATTAGGTCAGCGCAACAACCTACTATTAAAGATGCACAACAAAACACACAAAATCCTCATATTAGAAACGCACAAACACCTTATATTGCAAATGCACAAAATCCTTTTATAAGAAGTCAACAGGAACCTAATATAAGAAACAATCAACAACCTGTTATTAGAGACCAACAAGAACCTAATATAAGAAATAGACAAACAACTGCAAACTATCAGAACCCTGTAAACGCACAAGAACCTAATATTAGAGATAATCAAACACCATTTACATATCAACACAGGTCGCCGTTTACTTATGACCATAGGTCACCATTTACTTATGACCATAGAAGTCCGTTTACTTACAGGCATCCTGCAAGTAGTCAGACACCATTTACATATGACCACAGAAGTCCTTCTACATATGCGAGACAAGGTCGAACACCTTTCACATATCAACATAGAAGTCCTTCTACATATGCAAGACAAGGTCAAACACCATCAACATATGACCATAGGTCGCCATCAACTTATGCGAGACAAGGTCAAACACCTGTTATTCGTTGGGATGGTGTGCCTGGAAATCAATGGCCAGGTTCGCCGATAACCGGTTAATTTAACTTACTAAATACAATTATATTATGCAGATAGAAGTGGTCACACCATCGGATTCTTTAGAACATCTAAAGATGATATTAGAACAAGACGAACACAAGAAAGGGTTTCATGCTCATCTTGGTGCAATCGATATGAGAGATTCTAATTATAAAGAATCAGAACCATATAAAAAAGTTCAATGGCTTATGCAAAATAAGACAGGCAAACTTAAAAGGGTCACATGGGGCGATATATTAAAACTTATCAAAGAAGGTAAGTTTATGGGTTGGAATAAATTACAGTCGCACTCATACGCATATAATTATTTTTTACCATACGGTTATACACAGTTTCCAGAAAATCCTGAAAAAGGTATTGCAGGAATGGATATGATGAATGTGAATGATGAGTATATTGATATAACACAATATCTACAAGAAGGCGCAGTAAAAAATCAAGCTGATTCAGTATATTATCATGGTGCAAAGGCACATTGGTTAGTCGATTCAATACGCAAAGAAGGATTATGGAATCCTATTCAAGGTGTAGTTGCAAAATCAGGAGATAAGTTTAGATTATCAATTCATCCAGGTGGTGTTCGTTCTGGTGTATTTGAAACAATGAATGATGAAAGTCTAGAGATGTGGATATGGGATAGTTATGATGCGATACCTTTACCTGAGGTAAGTGTAGATGATATTATAGAATGGGTCAAAAGTAAATTAACAGATGATAATCATTCAAGTATGTCTTTTGGATATGTTCAAAATTACATAGAGATGCATACTGATTTACAAAAAACAAGTTTTAGAAATAGTGTTTACACATACAATAAGAGAGTATCAGAAATATCTTGTGGTAAACATATAAACATTTACATTGGTTATGATTCTAGACATAGAGACCTTGCAGAACTTAACAAAAAGGCTTTAGAACATTCAATCAGATTTGGTGCAGGTTCAGGACCAACATATAATGAAATGGATAAGTGGGTACCTGAAATTAAATTTCTTGACATTTCGAAGATACCAGAGTATAATAGAGATTACGCAAATCAATCAACAGAATTTACATACAGTAGATTCTTAATACCATACTTAGAAAATTACGAAGGATTTAGTATATTCTTAGACGATGATATACTATTTACAGAAAGTATATTACCAATGTTCTATTTCTTAGATATGGATGATGCAGTCGCATGTATCAAATATGATTTTGATAAGTATGCAGAAACTAAATTTACAGGTGAAAAGAATGTTTCTTATCCGAAGAAACTATGGTCTTCGCTAATGATATTCAATAACGGTCATGAAGATTGTAAGAAACTTACACCAGAAGTAGTAAATACAGAATCAGGAAAGTATCTACATCAATTTGAATGGACAGATAAAATATCTGAGATACCTGATTGGTATATATTTACAGAAGGACATGATACCGAAGAAACTAACTGGCGACCAAGTGCATATCATTACACAAGAGGTGGTCCTTGGATTGAAGGTATGGATACATCTCAAATAGAACAACTAAATATTTACGAAAGGTTATTGCACAAACACATGAAATAAAGTATAATGGAGTTATTATGAATATGTTAATTTATTGTGAGAATGGGAATCTCACTATTAGAAAACCGAACGGACTTGAATGGCATTATGAAAACACAGATAAACCTGATTTAGGTTTTGAATATGATGTTCTAGTTTACGATGATATTGAAGTTAAAATTTTAAATTGGGCAGATGGTGAAACCTTTGAAAATCAAGAAAAGATAACATTGAATGATTCAGAAGTAGATGCAATCGAAACATATATCGATAATTCAGCACCACCTGAGAATGTAAATTTAAACAATCAATATAGTCAGGCTCTAGTAAAAGTATGTAATGACTATTTGTTGCAACAGATAAGTTCATATGGCTTTTCAGAAGTCATAGAAGTTGTGGCCGCAGGCAGAGAGGGTTCAAATCATCCTTTAAGGTCTGATGCAAGAAGAGTATTAGAATACTATGATGCAGTATGGAATGTTTATGTAAATGTCATGAATGAAATCAAAGCTACTAGAGAAGATTTACTATTAGATTTTGACCATTACATGAAACAAATACCGGCACCACAACAAGCACTCATAGGTTAGTATATGTGGCAATCACCAGATGAAATAGAAATCATCAAGGTTGATAGAGCATTTCGCATAAAAGATATGCCTTTAGGTAATAAAGTTTATGTGATTGATAATTATCTCGAAACATCCATACATCATTGGTTAGATAAGTCGATTTCAGATGCTGGTATTTGGTCTAAAACAAATCAAGTTAGAGGTGATAGTCCCACAGGTTTACCACATCATTCATTATGGGGTGCATCATACTTTGTTGGTCAAGAAGAAGACGGACAATTAAAACTAGGTGAATGTAGTAAATTACAATCTTTGCCTGGTAAATATTTGAATCGTAGAATATGCACAGACTTTGGATTCAAATGGAAAAGATTTCAGTATATGGGTATGAATTCACAAACAATGGGACAACACGGAACAACTCATAGTGATTGTCATCCACTTGATGAATGGAATCTATCTTTTCTGTATTATTATAATACATTTTGGAATCCTTCATGGGGTGGTGATTTAAGATTCTATGATAAACATCAACAAGGTATAGACGGAAGAGATGAACATATTAAGAATCATCAGGTCGGAAGTGTTGAGTTTGTTCCGAATCGTCTATTGATGTTTGACGGAAGAATACCACATGGTGCAGATGCACCAAAAGATAAAGCTAGATATGCTTCAAGATGTTCTATAGTATTGAGAGGAGATGAAATAGAACTTGTAGATAAAGAAGAATTTTATAATGCCAACGATAGACTTTACAACTTTTAACGAAGATACACTTAGAAACTTTAAACCAGTCATGGCAAAAAAGATTCAACCAGATTGGTGGAAGAAAATGAAAGTGTTTCAAGCAGTTAGAGGAAGAAGAACACAAACTATTCGTGCTTGTCCGGCAATGCATGATTGGACTAAATCAGGTTGGTATCTACTCGCAAATAGAGACATAGAAGTATTATGTGGTTCAGATAGAATGGCTTTATCTAATGAAAATTTTACAACTAAAGATACAACTAAAAAAAATTACGAATCACCAACTCACCCTAGTGACCAATTTGATAATGCATTTGATTACTTAAAAGATGATGAGTTTGGTCATGTAAAAGATGCATTTAAAATGAGAAATCCTTGGAACATAATTACACCACCAGGATATTCAACTTACTATGTTGACCCATTTTTATTTCAAAATAAATTCTTTGCAGTATGGCAAGGCATTATAGATACAGATAAATTTAATGTCAATCAAGACAACTCTCAGATAATATTTTACCCTAGAGTAAATGAATCATTCACTATCAAAAAAGGAACACCTTTATGTCAAGTCATACCTTTCAAAAGGGAAGAATGGGTTGCAACATATCAGTTAAAAGACTCTAAAATATGGCATGAAAACAGAAGTAAATATACAACACACGGAGATATGCCAACTATGGATGAACAAGGCAGAACTAAGTATAATGACCAAGTAAAAGAAAAACCAAATTCTTTAGGTCCATATAGAAACGAAGGATACTGGCAAGAAAAGGGTCAGTTCTATTCAGAAGAAGAACCACCACCAGAGTGTCCTATGCACAATATGGATAAAGATTTTAAGAAAGAACAAAAGAAACTTACCGAATTAAATTCAGATGGCGATTAGATTATTTGCACCTAGTATTATATGCGAGAAACACTTTCTTACAGAAAGAGATAGTGTTGCTGGTATAACGCCTGAATACTTTGAAATGTTAAAGAACGAAATGGATGCAATGAGAGAAAGAGACCCAAAAGGCAGACATCGTTCAAATCAAGGTCATGGTTGGCAATCTAATGATGGCATAGATACTAATCCTATATTCAGTAAGTTAATTAGATTAATTAGAAGAACAATGGCTGATGAAGTCATGCCATACTTAGGCGCTTTACCAGGAACTGCTGAAACTAAAATGCACAACGCATGGGGAAACATAAACTATAAACATGGTTGGAATGCACCACACTTACATAATGGTTGTTTCTATTCAGGTGTATTCTATATCAAAGCAGATGGTGATGAAGGTTGTCTAAGATTTATTGACACTCACTTTAAAGTAGTGGGTAATCTTCCGCCTATGCCTCGTTGTAAAGAAGCTGAGAGATTGTTTCCTAGAACAGGTGATTTATATCTTTTTCCTAGTGGTCTCATGCATATGGTTGAACCAAATATAACAGATAAAGATAGATATAGTATATCATTTAATTTAGAAACAAACGATGAACATTCAGGTTTGAGATTTAAAACTGACGAACAACTGAATAAAGAAAATATCGACAATGTATTTGAAGTTGATGATATGGGTAAAATAATTCATAAATAACTGTATGGATATAGTCATTGACCCACATTTACTTTGGAATATAGTTCTTACAGTAGTAGTTGTTCCTGTAGGTTGGATGATTCGTGGTATCTTTGCAGAACAAAAAAGAATGGATATTCTTATCAATAAAACTAGAGAAGAAATTGCAAAAGATTATGTCACTAGAGAACAAATGGAACAAACATTTCAGCGTATAATTGATTCTATTGAAAGAATAGATGAAAAATTAGATAGACTTCAAACTAAAACTTATTTCCAAGATTAGTAATTGCATAAATAGTAATAAACAGGATTATTACTATGGCAGCTCCAAATTCAAAAGCAACACTTAAAGAGTATATTAAAAGAGCTCTTGGTGCGCCTGTTCTAGAAATTAATGTCGATGATGACCAATTTGATGACAGAATAGACCAGGCTTTACAATACTTTCATCAATACCATTACGATGGTTCTATCAAGATGTATCTGAAACACCAGATTACTGATTCTAAAATAACAAGTATGAAATCAGATGAATCGTTTACAGAATCAGCCGCTGGAACACACGCATATACAGATGAACAGTTTAAACAACAACAAAATTATATTGTCTTACCAGACTTTGTAATGGCTGTTATGAATATATTTCCGTTCAATGATAAACATAATCTGAACATGTTTGATTTAAGGTATCAACTTAGATTGAATGACTTGTATGATTTAACTGCAACCAATGTTCTCTATTACGAGATGGTGCAACAACATATCAGATTATTAGATAACATTTTAGTTGGTCGACAACCAGTTAGATTTAATCAACATCAAAATAGATTATACTTAGATATGGATGTTGACATGATTAATTCAAACGAATTTTTAATTATAGAATGTTATAGAAAACTAGACCCTAATGATTTTACAGACATATACAATGATATGTGGTTGAAAAAATACGCAACTGCATTATGTAAATATCAATGGGGTGAAAACCTGTCTAAGTTTCAAGGTATAGCTTTACCAGGTGGTGTGACTCTTGATGGTCAACAGATTAAACAAGAGGCACAAGAAGAAATACAAAGACTCGAAGAAGAGTCAAGATTAAATCATGACATGTTACCTATGGACATGATTGGATAATGAGATATGCCAACTAATGTTTTTTTCAATCACGCAGTCTCCACAGAACAACAACTATACGAAGATTTAGTTGTTGAGTCTTTAAGGATTTACGGACAAGAAGTATTCTATCTTCCGAGAGAAGTAGTAGAAGAAGATTCTATACTCAATGAAGATGTTCAATCTAAATTTGGTGATGCGTATTCAGTAGAGATGTATATCGAGAACACCGACGGTTTTGAAGGTGAGGGAGATTTAATGTCTAAGTTTGGTATTCAAGTGAGAGACCAAGCGACATTTATAATTTCACTTAGAAGTTGGGAAAGATTTATATCGTTAGATTCAAATGTTGCAACATCTTTTAGACCAAATGAAGGTGATTTAATTTATTTACCATTATCTGGTTCAATGTTTGAAATTAAATTTGTAGAACATGAAGACCCATTCTATCAAGTCGGTAAACTATTCGTATTTAAACTTAGATGTGAACTATTTGAATATAGTCAAGAAGACTTTGATACTGGCATCGGCGACATTGACCTTATTGAAGACGAACAGGCATACTCACTACAGATGACAATGAACAATGGTAATTCAACAAACTTTGTTGCAAACGAAAATCTATCTAAGAGTGGAACAGTTGTTGCAGAAGTTGTATCATGGGCTGAACCAACAAGTAAATTACTTGCAAAAGACATTACAACTACACTTGCAGTTGGCGATGTATTAGTTGGTGCAATATCAGGCGCACAATTCACAATCGCATCAATAGATGATAGAATGACATTCTCTAATGATGCATCTGCTCAGAACTTGGCATTTGAACAACAAGACGGAAACTACTTAGACTTATCAGAAATTAACCCATTTGGAGAACCATAATGAATAAAGTAAATGAAATTATTGCAGAACATCTAAACTTAGATGTATCAGAAGTGACAGATGACAAACATATCATTGATGATTTAGGTGCAGACTCTTTACATACTGTAGAATTAGTAATGAAATTCGAAGAAGAATTTAATTTTGCAATTCTAGATGAAGATGCAGACGGCCTAGATACTGTTGGTAAAATAAAAGAGTATATCGAAGAGAACGCATAATGTTTGGAACCTATTTCTATAATGAAACCATTAAGAGGTGTGTATCTGTATTTGGCACATTATTTAATAATATACAATTTAAAAAAGTTAAAGCAGACGGAACTGTTTTATCTTCACCTATGGTTCCTTTATCTTATGGTCCTAAACAAAAATTTTTAGATAGACTTGCAGAAGAACCAAATCTATCAGATGGTAATAGAAGTGCAATATCATTACCTCGTATGGCATTTGAACTTACAGGTTTTGAATATGATGTTGCAAGACAACAAAACAAATTAATAAGGTCTGTAAAAAATACAGATGAGTCAGATGGTAAAAGAGGATTTCAATACGCACCTGCACCATATAATTTAAACTTTACTCTATCTATTCTTACAAAGAATATGAATGATGCATTACAAATAGTAGAACAAATATTACCATACTTTCAACCAGAATATACAGTCACGATGAAAATGGTTGACTCAATGACAGATAATAGAGATGTGCCGATTGTTTTAAATAGTGTATCATTTCAAGATGACTATGAAGGAAGTTTTGAAGATAGAAGAATCATAGAATATACTTTAGACTTTACAATGAAAACATACTTCTTTGGTCCTGTATATACAGGTAATATTATTAAGAATGTTGTTGAAAGAACTTTTATTGGTGATGGTAATGACCAATTTACAACAACTCAAATCAATAGTTCAGGTCTAGTAAAAGAGGTCAAACATTATGAACCTGCTTTCGTTGAAACGGCAAATGCAGTATCTAACTCAACTACAGTCACATTTGCAACTGCAATTAATACTAAGATTAGTG